TTCTCCGATGCGTAACCAGTGGTGTTGGTGGTCGTCCATGTTGTCTCCAATGTGGAATCCCCCGAACCTGCTAGCACAGGCCGGGGGAAGTTGTTAGGGGTGTCGTGCTAGCGACTGTCAGCCATCATAGTCGTCAAGTTGCATGACGGATACCCACACACCCAAATCTTTTTCTGTGGGATGTTTTATTGCACCTAACGAATAGACTTGTTCGTCGCCTTGTGCAAATGCTCCGGCACGTTGCATACCGTCAAGGATGGACTTTGCCAGGTTGTCTACGTCTTGTTTGGCGTGACGATCCGTGTGAATGTTGATGGTGACTCGTAGTTTGCCGTTGAGTGCAAGCATGCCGTAAGTGTCGTTCCATGCTGTTGCAACGAGTTTCTCGTAGTCGACGGTTGTTTTGGGTGTGTAGACACCACCGGACCGTGTCATGCGCGGCCTGCCTTTGGGAACTGCGCGCCCTGGTATGTGGAATCGTAGCAGGTTATCCATTGAGTGCTTTTTTACGTGCTGTGAAGTCACCAATTAGTTTGGTGGAGTCGCCGGAGTCGACTGCTTGTGACCATAACGTGTTGAGTATTTCAAGTGTTGCAGCGTTTTGCACTTCTATTGCAGTTACTTGCGAACCTTTTGCAGGTCCACGATTGACCTTTGCCATTTCCTCGCGCGAAACACGTTTGTCTCCACCATAATTTGCCTGGGCCAAGGCCCTCCCACAGCTGGAACTTTCGCAGTTTTCCAATCCGCTAGTAAGGTTCGGCCCTTGTCCGCCGTCAATTTCGTAAGCGAGTCCGGTCCCTGTGGGTCGCACGTCGTTGTTCTTATCGAACCAGACTTCGGCATAAACGACCCATTGTTTGCGTTCACGGTCAGCGTCGGTTGTGAGGTTCTTTGTGATGATTGCGCCGTCCGGGTGATCGCGGTAAAAACGGATTATGCGTTCGGCCACTGTCTCATAGTCTGCCAGGTTGAATTTAGCCATGGAATAGCGTCTCCACTTCTTTGTAGTTGTTGTAGTCGGTTATGAATCGTTGTGCTACATCGATGAGCTGCGCAATCATGTCCTCGTCACGGTTCATAATCACATGTTTAGGTTCAAGCCAGGCTGGTACCATATCACCATCCTCGGTCTGTGAACGTAACAACCAGGCGAAGACACACTGCTCTGCCCCGGTGACGTGTAGTTGCCATTGGACTTGTCGACGGTACTGAATCGGGATTGCGCTACCGTCCCAATCTTTACCAGTGGTCTTGACCTCGGCAATGCTCACCCAGTTGGGGCTAATACCGTCGGGTGTTGCCAGATGCCAACGGTAGTCACCGTCACCGCAAATAAGCCAGTCGTTATGTTCAATGTGATATTCGGGTGGCAACGATTCGACGATCCATTGTTCCCAGTCACGCCCAAACTTCATGTAAGCATTGTCGATTATCTCGTTGTCCTCGGGGAATAGCGCGTTTTGTAATTCAGCGTCGTATCCGGCAGGGCCTGACGCGGCCTTAGCAACCGTAGTAGCAGACACACCATGTTGGCGCGCCTTGTACCATTCGTCAGTCAGGGATCGTGCCACCATTCTGTCGTTCATTGAGTACCTTCTCTCCGTATTTGAGCATACGTTGAGTAAAGGTTCGCATAGAGGTACGACGTTCTATTCGGATACGTGTTTTGTCGTAGCCGGCCATGTGTTGTTTCAATTCAATAAAGTGTTTGGCACGCACTTTTTGTGCCGACACGGTCATTTCGGCTTGAAGTCTTTTCAGCTCGTCACGGACTATGTCGACGTGCGGCCACCGTTCAGTCTGTGGATCCATACCAAACCAGAACGAATCCGATTACTGCTGGAATCATGGCCCAGAGTTGTCCGGTGAATACTGCCACACCTGCGATAACGCTGATGGTGCGACCTAGTTTGAATGCTTGTTGGCGTTGCATGTTGCTCCTCTGCTAGTAGGTGGTGTCACTGTAGCACAAAACAGGGGCAGTCGCCCCCTAGAACGACTGCCCCACCCGACCAGGGAGAAAGGTTAGAACCTAGTCGGGGATGACTTCATGCGTCGGAACCATGCCAATCACTTCTGCTTTGGCCTTTTTGACTGGTTCGCGCTTCTCTTTTATTAACACTTTTTCAGGGTCGATAAACTTGCCGTGTTTGTCTTTGATTGCAAAGTGCAAGTGTGGCCCTGTGGTCTGTGTGCCAGTGTTTCCAGTCTTACCAATCGGCTCATGCTGTTTGACGCGCTGACCGTTGCCGACAAACACTTCTGACAAATGGAAATATATGCTTTGTGAACCGTCACGGTGACGAATAGTGACGTTCTTTCCTGCACCACAGTTTGGGTTGTTAGACGCAGCGACAACAACACCCCGATCGGAAGCCCAAACAGACTCACCCACCGCACAGTTGTAGTCCAGTCCGGGGGTGAATGCGCCACGGTTGACGTGAGCTGCGAAGTCGTCATTTACCTGTGCCGTTTTCACAGGTCGAACAAAGTGAATATCGGTCATTGTTAGCCTACTTTCGAGATTATTAGTGAGACTAGAACGGCGGCGACACCGGACAGGCCAGCGAAGCCCCACACTTTCATTTCAAGGTTGCGAATACGTTGCTCATGGTCGTCAAGTTGCTTCGGGTGGTCACCCAAACGCACCTCAAGTTCGACAAGCTTTTCATAAATCTTGTCGAGCGTTACGACTACACCATCACTTGTCATCGCCGGAAATCTTGGTGTTGGCTGCTGGCATGATGTTGAGAACCGCGGTAGCCAATCCAAGCCACATGGCAATCTGGTCTGCGGTGATGTAACCGTAACCCATCGCCACGGTGCCCAGCGCGATGAGAATGCGATAGATGTATGCTCGCGTTTTTTCAGTCATTTATTACTCCTTATATTTTGATGAGGTAATAGTCAACCATGTAACGTTCAGGGTCGACAGAACCATCGATACCGATGATTTGATGTGTGGTTGTTGTGCCTTTGTAAACCAGGGAAATGCTTTTGCCTACGGTCAGCGACGATACTGCGGTTAAGTCTTCTTGCGCATTCCATCTGATCCTTGAGATTCGCATGGATGTTGTTGAGTAGGCTGCTAACCATGCTGCGGCTAAATCATCAATCTTGTTGCTGACCGCATACGATGGCGATAAACCAACGCCCCCACTCCAACCATAAATTGCGCTGTTTGTTAGTTCAGTGTCACCGTCAAAATAGGTGGTCTGATTTGTAACGCCAAAATATAATGCGTCGGCCCAGACTGTTCTACCAACAGACATTGAGCCGCTTGCGCGACGGAAATACACGTGGAGTGTTGCGCGCACCGCAAGGGCAGGACGAGCAACAGGCCCAACTGCCACCTGATACCACGTGTTTTCAGTTGTCAAGTTCACAGTCGAACCAACCGATGACGAAATCACTGCTTCACTGTCATCTATCCAATCAATCTGCGCCCATGCTTGCTGGTTGGTGTCCGATATCGTTCCACGAGCAGCTTGGGCGTTGAAATAATAGTTAGCAGTGGATGTGACCAGTGTTCCGTTTGATTCACCACCTGTAAACGAAATTCGGTTGGTTGTTGCACCGTTTGTTTGTTTTGATCTGATAGCCCAATCACCGTTGTAAGCCGTAAATGGGTTCACATCAAGCGACGGTTTTTGTCTGCGTACAAGTTGGTTTGTTGTGCCGGAGAAACCGTCATCCGAGTATTCGGCGGATGGGTTTGCGGCCACATTATAAGTCCCGCCAAAATAACCAAGGTTGGCATCAAATTCGACTTGTCTGATTCCATAAGTCGTAATTGATGTATTGTCTTTTTTTTGCGAAGTGGCCTGCACTGGTATTCCAGACGTATTTTTACCATTGATGACCATGAAGTTTTGTTTATTGAAACCGCCAATACGTGAGATATCGCCACCGCCAGTGAAAGCTGTATCAGCTCTAGACCTAGAATTTATGACAATAGTATTTGCAACGTTTTGTGTCGAGTTTTCAAAATCAATTTCCGTGTAGTGTAAGTTTCCAGCGGTTGCCAATGAAGTATCCCTAAAGGTGTATCCACTACTCGTTGGTGCAACACCCTGCTGATAACGTACAAGACTTGTACGTCCAGTCGTGTTATTGGTCGGCAAAACATGTTGACCAAACCAAAAACTTGGGAATGCTGTGCGAACAACTAAATCAAGATGATCCGCAATAGTACCGACCATATCCGTATCGCCTAATGAAAACTGTCCGGCGACCGATGCATAAGCGTATTCAATCAATGCAGTCGAACCAGACGAATCAATAATCCTATTCAATGCAATTACTCGGTCTCGTCCCGGATACCAAGAGTTAGTGATTTTAGTTCCAGAAGTATTGAACCCACCAGCACCAACTGCCTGAAATTGTGCAATATAACCAACCCAGTCAGCACAATAAATTGTCGTCAACGTCACTGGTGTAACGAGCGAAACAGACTGGTCAAACACAATGCGTTGCTCTACGTTCTGAACATAACCAGTAAAAAAGTATTCGGTTGTTCCGTACCGTCTCAAACGAACTAAGTCGCCAACAACAGGTACTGTTGCGGCGTTCCTAAACGTAACATTCATCGTGCCGACATCGACTAGTGATTCTCCGGGCGCACCAACACGACCACCCTCGGCATAATTGAAACCACCAGCAATGTATGATGTACGATCAATCCAAGTAAAAGTTGGTCCCCAGGCCGCGGTCTCTAACTGAATGAGGCCGTAAAGGGATTTTTCAAGTATTGGTAAGGCCATTAGCGTCGGTTACCGTTCGACCTGTTGTAATCAGATAGCACACGTGCAACTTCACGACCGGCACTTACGGAGTCGATGGGTGTGTTGAAGTTGACTGTAATGCCACCGGGAGCTGACGCATTACCGCCAACAACCATTCCGTAGCCACCACCACCACCACCAGGTCCCCCAGTTCCCCCAGTGCCAAGCACTGAATCTCTAAAGTCTCTCAAAGCTTTGACCCAGTCCATATTGAATTTGGTAATCGAATCCAATAGACCCTTTACGTCACGCAAAAACTTAGCCATGTCACGAATCGCGTAAGCAGCGTCAACAAACCCATCAGCAATCGCCTGAACATCTCTCTTAGCCTTTGGAGTTGACAACCACACCGCAAGCTCATCATTCATTTTGCCAAGCGGAATCAGCAGGGCCTCACCAATCTTGTCACCAATTTCATTTACAATCACCATCATCTTTTCAAAAGGTGTAGCCGATTCCTCTGCCAACCCTTTGACACGTGACTCAACCCTTTTCAAAATTGCGTCTTGTGCTTCATACAATTTGCCAGACTTTGCAAGTTGAATAATTTTCTTTTTTTCAACTTCAGTAAAAACAACACCGGCTTTATTTAGCGCGGTCAAGGAAGTTTCGGGGTCTTGCAACATTCGACCAAGTTTGACAGCGTTGCTTTCCATTTCGCCAAAACCACCGGCAGCCAAGTCAATGGCAGCCGAAGTAGCACGATCGAAAGAACCACCCATTTCGTCAGCGCTTTCGCGAACTGCCTTGAACATCAAAAGTTTCTTTTGAACTGTTTTGATTAGTTCATCATCAACAGCAGTGGCAAGACTCACCTGCGTTGCATATTCGTCCATGCGTTTGACAGTGGCATTGGTTTCTTTACCCACGCCTTGCATGTTCTCCAGCATGAAACGAAGTTGAATGTCTGCTTTGCGTGACTCGGCACCCATGTTAGCCAAAACAGGAATGTAACGAATGGCCGCCAAAGTCAGACCAATCATTGCGCCTTTAGCCAGGTCGAATGCTTTGGAAGCCATGGAACCAAACGTCGTCGTTTTACCTGCCGCCGTCTTCAACCCTGAAGCATACTTTGAGGCATTCATAGCCAACGTAACAATCATGTTTGGCACAGCCATTATTTGCCCCCATTCATAAATTTGATGATCGCGCTACGTTCGCGCAACGTAAGATTATTTACTTCTTTGACCGAGAGATGTGCGCCAACCACAAGCACAGCCAATTGTTTCGCTCGGTCATTCTTTATTTTTTTGTTGCTTCGTCATCCCCAAACAATTCTGCAAAATCACCTGGGGTAAGTTTTTCCGCTTCAGCAATAGTGAAGTCAGGATTGACGCGACGCTTCATAATCCAAGCCAATGCAATGCGAAGTTTGATTACCCCGATGCGGTCCTCTGCAATGTCGGAGAATGGCAGCTGCGCGTAGTCCTCGATTTCGGCGATTTCGCCGAGTGTAATATCTTCAAAGTCCATTTGTTTGAAAGCCTTTCTGCTTTATGTATTGACCTAACTTGAAGTTTAGCAACGTGACCATGTAAGACTTCTTCTTTTCGCGTGCCTTTACCATGAATGCGTTGCCTTTACCCCGAACGTTAGTGCGCCATGTGCGGTCACCAGCGACCGAACGCTGACCTGCAACATGGTAAATGCCATATGATACGGCGCGAGCATAGGGAACCCTTGCTGAACCGGAAGTCATAACACCACCAAACAACATTCGACGATCTACCGCCCCAGTAGAAGAATTACGAACTTTGACCGTTTTTGATGCGTACCCTCGAATGGATGTTGCAAGATTTCCAGTTAGACGTGGTGCTGTTGCGGTAGCCTCACGAGCTGCTACGAATGCGGCTTCTTTTATCCATTTTTCAAATAAGTTACGATCCATACCCATTGCCAGCATTTTCTCTCGAGTCTCGTTGAGACCCCTAACGTAAGTTCGGCCATTGGTGTCCTGGAATAGCGAAATGCCATCCGCAGAACCACCAATGACCGTACCCATGTCAGGCCTTACGGTGTGGTGTCGAGAGTTACGTCGCCAACAATGTCCATGCGGACACCGTCGAACGAGAACGTGCCGTCAGCCGAAGCATCGCCACCGAGCATGAATGCACCCTTTGGCGGAATGCGAACAGTACCAGTGAAGTGAGGTTGCGTCGAAGATGCTGTGGCGTTGCCGTGAGGTGCGTAGATGAACGCAACTTCCTCGCCAGCGTTGTCCCAGCAGTGGTGCCAGAACGATGTCGAGACGGTCGACTGAACACCGGAAACGGTGAAGTAGAAGTCACGACGGCCACCGAGTGAAGCGTCATAGAACGTGGTGACATCTGAAGACGCATCCTCGGACTGCATAACAACGGAACTGAAGTCAGCCCAGAAGTCGATGCTGTCAATGGTGAGTTTCAGTTTGTTTGCTTTGATACGAACCGATGTGGAATCGGGAATTGCCATCGTATTCTCCTTAGAGTTGAGTGTTTTGGTAAACGGTAATTGTGGTGGACAGGTAATCGGCACCACTGATTTCAAGCATGGTAGGTGCGCCAACTTGTGAAGCATAGAAACCAGCCGCGTTAGCAATCGCTTCGAGCGTGTCATCAACAAGCGTGTCGAGTGCGGTGATCATGGTTTCGTTTGCCGCGTTCTGAACAATCAGGTTCACATCGAACCCTATACGGAATGAACCGAACACTTCGCCCGATGTAACCCAATCCCCTGATGGGGTGAGGATTGCCATTGGTGGTGCCGCACGTTCAGGGGTAAACGCAAACACACGCAAACCGGCACTCGTAAGAATGCCGGCCAGAGCTGTGCGCGCTGTCCCAATCATGCGATTCCTTGACCTACCCAAGCGACGAGGATGGGATATGCGGCGATCATTGGGTCTCGTGCAACCCTGACTGCCGCACCGCCGTCTAGCGTCGCAAACTGTGCGAGGCCGTTCGGGGCACTACGACGGTGGTACAGTTCTGAACCGCATTCAATCTTGGCGCGATTTAGAACGTCTGCGTTTACCGTCGCAGTACCCACGAACTTAGCGACTAATGCTGATGCTTCAGTCCAGCAGTCCGCAACGAAAGCGTCGTCGGATGCCGGGGCACCAACGTATGCTTTGAGGTCGTCGTAAACTGCCATGCGGTTATTAGTCCGCTACCGTTGCGATGATTAGAGTTGGGTAATCATCCGAGACGGCCGTGTAGGTCGAAAGGGAGTACGCCGTGGAGAGGTTGACCGCGTTGTCCTGCGACAAGCGGAGTGCGCCTGAAGTGAACTGGCGGAGAGCCAGAGACGAAACGAATGCGTCCTCGGTACCGTTGGCGGCGAGCTGCGCGTCAACGATGATGGGGATGCCTGCAATGGTTCCACGGAGTCCGCCAGGGTTGGCCGATCCGAAGTTTCCAATGGCTTCGTTCGAGAACGTGATGACTGGGGTTCCGTCAAGAGCGAGCAGGTTCTTGAACGTGGCCTTGCAGACAATCAGTGCGTCAATGCTTGCACCCTGTGGCTGGAAGTACGTTGCGGCTGCGTCGGCAAGTGCCCCGGCCCATCCGTCGTAAGTTTCAGCCGAACGAACAACAATGCGACCTGCACCGGCGGATGCCGAAACAGACTGCGTGTATTTGTTGCGGAGTTCAGCAGCGAGTGCGTTTCCGAGTGCGATTGCCTGACCACGGAGAACCGAGTCCAAATATGGCACGGTGCTACGTTCGATAGCTTGACGTGTCAATTCTGAGTAGTTTCCGATGGTCTTGATGTCAACCGACTTGGTTTCAAGGTTGAGCTGGTAGTAGCCCAGGTTTTCACCCTCGGGGTCCTGTTCACCAGTTCCGTCAGTGATTGCGTCGACCTGTGCGAACGTGATAGCCATTCCGGTTGCCGGAGTGACACCGCGACCGAACACAGCACCGAGAGGGTTTGCACCCTCAACGAGACGGATCAAGTCGAAGTCAACAGGAGTCACAACCGAGTCTGCGGTCGTTGCACCCTCGTAAACACGAACTGCGTTGTCGTCACCGTCAACAATGGCTTTCAAGAATGCGCCAGCGGTACGGTAAGTCGGGGCGACTGCCTCGACCTTGTTGATGCCAGCAATTTCTCGCTCAAGCATCTGGATTGATTCGCGGACCTCGGCGAGGCCGGAATCGGTGGGGGTGATTTCCTCCACAGTATCCTCCTTGGGATTTGCCGAGTCCGGAACTTCCGGGTCGGATTCGTCACGAACTTCTGTGACAACTGCGCCCTCATACCATGGTCGACTGACCAGACTGGTTTCGAGGACTCTTGCGGACGTAACAATGCGGTTGCGTTGTTCGTCAATTTTGTAATCATCCATAATGAATCCAACCGAGAATCGGTTGATGACCCCATCTTCTAACAAAGTTATTGCGTCGAGTCCCCTCTGGGTCCGACTGATGGTGGCCCTAATCTCAAACCCAGCATCCGTGTGGCGACCCTCAATGATTTTGCCAATCGGTTCACGTTGATCGTGCTGCCACATCAGTTTCGCTTCAGGGTCTAAAGTGACCGAGTCACGGGCAAACATTTCACCGTTAGAAAGTTGCTCATAAGGTACGGCAATGCCAGCAACCTCACGCTTTTCTTTATCAACAACACGGAACTCCATGTCACGTGTTTCAAACTGCTCCGACAATGTCGCCTCCTTGGTGAGGTAAGTCCTCAATAGCTCGTACTTCGTCAATCGTCATCCAACCGGACGAGATTGCAATTTGGTGCGCCTGGTAGCGCGTAAGTGTGTCTGAACGCAACAGAGAATCGACGTTTATTTTGACTTCGGTTCCACGAGCTGCAAGGTGTGACATTGCTGACTCGATTTCGACAATGTATTGCGAAAGCGTGTAGCGAACAAACGCCATCTGCTCTTGTTCCATATTCGAATATGTCATCGAGTTGCCATCCACGGATGCTAGAAGCATCTGGGCCGGTACCCCGAACAAACGTGCGACCTGCTGAACATTCCAAGCCTGTGTTTCGATGAACATAGAATCGCGCGGCGCGAGATAGACAGGTGACCAGCTGAGGCCGTTGCCCAAAACGGCCGTTCCTGATTTAGCCCCAGCAGTTGCGTTCCAAGCATCCTTAGCGGCCTGTGCCTGGTCGGGCGACAACATTTGGTCAGACTTCAAAACACCACTAGGGATTCCCGAATCGCTAAACCAAGCCGAAGCGTAGTCGCGTGTGTCGCGTGCGTTGAGCAGTTCTTTTTGTGCGGCCTGAATGGGGCCAAGGCCGTACACGTTTCCAGGTACGCGCATGAGTGCCAGATGTTGTAGGTCGGTCAGCGAATACTTGACAGTTCCACGGTAAAGGTAATAGAGCGCGTTGCCGTAGTCGTCCGTCTGGATCATAACCTCAAACGGATTGAGAACCTCAAGGTTGACAGTTTCGCCGCGAGGATTTCGCCCAATCAACCAGTAAGCGTTACCGGACAATGCCAGCGAGTTGATAGTTTGCTCCATCCAAACTTCGCGTGTGACTTTAGCGTCAGGTTGGCGCATCCACAAAGGGGTGGGGGTAACTTTGATGTCGTCACGATATGCGTGAATGCCCAACTGCTTCATCGCTGTTGCGATGATGCTAACGGAACGGTAGACGGAAGCCAGCGACAATGCGTCGGTGGTTGTTACCCCCGAAGTCGCCGAACGCGGCGGTGGCACGATGGCCGACGAGCGTTCCTCGAATCCAGGCACAAACGATGACGCGATATCAAAAGCGCGCGTTGGATTTAGAAAATCTAAGAATCCCATTAGGCACCATTATTGCACCAATCTGGTATCACACGCAACTTTATTGCGTAGGCGTGTTGATTATTGACACGAATCGCATTGCAAAAGGTCCATAGGGTCCATCGGTACTGCGTAACCGTCTACTGTGTCTTTTTCCATAGAGGATTAGAATACTTGCAAGGTTGTCTCTCGCAAAGTATCCGCGCCGAACGTCGACAACAAAGTCGCCATGACCGCGTCAATCTCAACCGCACTATCGCGCCTTGAAACCCGGAATCCCTCACCAACCATCTTGCGAACAGTACGCGGAATCTGAATCGACAGCAAAGGGTCGCCGCCATGCTGGAGAGTCTTACGCGCGAGACGCGCATAGAACATGGACGAAGCGTTCACAATGTCGCCTAGTGTGGCGGTCTCTGCCGGGTAACCACGAGCTTTCAATTCTTTGTGTAGATCACGGAGTGTGTAACCGTCAACAATTATTGCCCTCGGGTTGTGTGACATGAGCTGACCGCAGACAAAAATAAGTTGCTCCAATGATGGTTTGTTGATTGAGGCCACCAACTCGGTATAGATAACATCATCAACCTTGACTGATACCGCGACGCTAGCATGCGCCCAGTCCGGCGTTCGGTCAATCGCAAACACATACTCACCCTGGGGCATAGCCTCACCAAACGGACGCTCACACTTCTGCCACAACTCGGCGGGAATAAACGTCTTAGTGCCAGATTGGATAAACCTATTTAGTCGATAGCGAATGATGTCATCTTTAGGCAGCGCACGAACATCGTCGAGCAACAGTTTCGGATCTATACGGCCCGACTGCAACGCAGGGTTAGCCTCCATCAACAAAGCAATCAGTTCGTCGTCATCGTCTGGCACAACAGCGTCGGACGCTTCCCAAATCCATGCACCAAAACGCGGCAGGTCTCCTGCTATCGCTTTATCGGCATTCGCATAGAGTCGCGTAAGCAGTTCACTATTTTCGTCGCCAGCCGTCGTGATGCCGACCAATAAAGTGTCAGGGCGCGCACCCGTTCCCGAGGCCAGAGCGTCCCAAACCTTAGCATCCACCAAGTGAACCTCGTCCACGATACCCACACTGACAGGTATACCCTGCAACGTATTAGCGTTACTCGCTTTGATTTCATAACGACTCCCATCCAATGTTTTGATTCCACGAGTCTCGGTCAATTTGCTCATGCGACGCTCTAATGCAGGATTACCAGCAATGACTCTCTGCACCCGGTCATAAACCAGTCGGGCTTGTTCCGCGGTTGAGGCCACACCAACCGAATACGCGCCAGGCTTACGCAATAAAGCCCAAATCCCAAGTGCCCCAACGATTTCGCTTTTTCCATTTTGTCGGCCC